GCCAATCCACCAGCTTGCTGTATGCGTCAATCTCAGCGTATGTCAGCGCATCGCGTGGGATTAGCGTCACCAGGTCATCACTCACGCACCTACCGAACCTAAGCGCCCTGTAGTGCGCATAAAGAGGCATCATACCTGCCGGAATCTCTGGCGACTCACGCTCAGGCGATTTCGCTGGCGCATCCATAACACCCATGGCAATCAACGCCGCTTCATGCCCTGCTGTGATGCTGTCAAACTTCGAGAGCGCCTGTTTATCGCCAAACTCCCACCGACAGTAATCAAGCAGGGCAGCTATTTTTTTGCTTGGTCGGCAACCATGGCGTTGTAGGCGTCGAGGATCTGCTTTGCCAAGGCGTGTTCACCAGTGAATGCAGCCAGCACCTTTGCCAGCTCTGGCTTGGTGAATGCGTTGTCAAAGTCCCAGCCTGATACCAGCTCTGCGGCGAACGCCTGGCGCAACTCCTGCAACTCGAAATCCAGCTTGAGATTGTACTCTGTGAAATTCTTTGCCGCATCGCACTCTGCTTTCAGCTCTGCATTGTCAGCGTCAAACCGCTCAAGCATGACCATCAGCACCCGGTTGTAACGGGCTGACGCTAGGATCACATCCTTGTCAGTGTGCGCCTTTAGCGTGATGTGGTGGCCGGATGGCGATCCGTCTGATTTCAGCACATCGAAAGAGTTGGCGGATGATGTGGCGGCGTTGAAAAGGTCGGCGAGATTCATGGTTGCACCTATTGACGATTAGTTGCTCTCATTGTAGCGATAAAAAATCTTCATGGCTAACTGGTTGCGTTTGTCTCGTTTATGTGCGACAGTGGTTGAAGGTTAACAACGGAGATAATCATGGAAACAGTTCAACTAGATGAGCCAGGCTTCGAGCCATTCGTTAGCATAGAAGATGCGCAGGAATGCAAGGCTGAACATACCATCACACCAAGCAAGTACACCAAGCGGATTCACGGCGTTAGCGTTGATGTCTATGACGTGCTGATGGCGTGGGGCGTGACAAATCCGGCATTGCAGCACCTAATCAAGAAGGCTTTGCAGTGTGGACAGCGTGGGCACAAGGACAAACAGCAAGACCTGCAGGACATTATCGATAGCGCAATTCGCGCTAAGGAGCTTGAGCAGGATGCCTAAAGACTTAACCTGCCCCATCTGCGGAATTACCCAGCGAATGCGTGGTGACGCCAAGACTTGCGGAGCTCCAGCTTGCCGGAAGGCGTTGCAGCGTAAAGCCAAGAAAGAAAAAGCCCCCGAGTAGGGGGCTGTGTTGGCTAGTAGACGATCCGGTAAATCACTAGAGAGCTTTCTCCATTATCAGCCATTGCGGCCTGGCCTTCGATTGCCTGCGTGATTGACTCTGGGCCGCCACGCTCAGGCGTGACACTGAACGTGCAGTTGTTGAGTTTGAACGCTAGAGCGCCATCGCTGTTAGCGAAGCACACCTTGAACGTGGATGCTGGTTCGCCCAATGATTTCTTAAACAGATCCAAGCTGGCAACCTTGCCTGATGCGCTGAAAGTGTTGACTGCCTTGGCCATCTCAACGAATGACACTGAATCGTCACCCAGTGCGAATTGAGCCGATGCGGAGTTATCGTTGGTGATGGCGAAGTTATCCACAAACTCCAGCTTCACTCCTTCTTCAAACGCCACGGCATCAACGGCGTGGAATGGGTCAGGCTTGGTGATGGCAGGGAATGTGCTTCCTGCTGGAAAAGCCGTTAGAACTTCCTGATTCATGCCGATAACGGTAGATGAGCCAGTAATCATAGAGTTCACGGCGGCCTCCAGAGAGAAGCCTGTGAAGCGCACGCCACGGCTAATCATGTAGGCGGTGGTGGTGCCGCAGGTGCCATTCAGGATAGCCAGAATGCTGTAGGTTTTGCACACTGAGCCAACTTGCAGGCGGTTTGCTGTCTTGTAGGTTACAGCGGCCTTGGTTTCGTCTGCCAGCTTGTAGGTGTTTTCTCCGGCGGTGATAGCCAGAGCGGTAACGTTGGTAACGAAAAACGGCTTCGCATTATCACCAGTCAGTGTCGTGAATGCGATGTAGTCGCCAACCTCTACCTTGGTGGTGAAGTCTCCAGCGGCGCGGGTGAATGTCTTGGCCGTGGCGTTTACAGTGATGTTGAGCCCCGTTTCGGTCTCTCCAGCTTCCCATGTGCCCATCATTGCGCCAGCCAGGATGTCATCTTGGCTCGATGCGGTGTATTCAACGGCAAGCTCACCAGTTACCTGCTTGTTGCCAAGGCGCGGCTTGGAGCTGTCGCGCTTGCTGTTCAGTTCGTTGGATTCGGTCATGTCTCGTTGAGTTGACGGCATCCCGCTTACAGTGCGCAATTCCTTCCAAACTGGATTGGTCGGCGTGACGCCTGGCGTTACTTCTTCCACATACCAAAGCGGCGAATTTGCGCCAGTGAATGGATTAGCCATAGTTTAAAGCCTCTCTGTGTGCGTGACCCATTCAATGGTCACTGGTTTTGTTGCCCAGCCATTTGCTACTGTGATGCGCTCATGGCTGAATTTGGTTATCTCTATGCAAACTGGATCGCGGGTTAAACTGGTTGACGGCTTGAATGCTGAATTAAGTTTATCAACCATCCGGTTGATTGGTGCGCTGCCGAGCGTTGAAGCGTAGTTGATGTCAATCTGATAAATCCCACTCCGGCGGTCGGTGAAATACAGGTCGGCGCTTTCAATGTCGGTAGGTATCATGAATCCAGCCAGATATGGGGTTGCTGTATCAGTTGGCGCGTTGATGTTTTCCAGCGCAACAGTGATTGAGTTGGAAACACCAAACGACTTGAGCGCAACGTCTAGCGCCTTCTGGATTGCTTCGGTTATGCCCTCGCTCATCGGTTAGCCCTCGCCTGTTCGTCAAGTATTGCCTGGAATCTTGCTACGTTAACGCGCACGCACCCACTTGGAGCCTGCTTTGAAAACCCGCCAACAGTGTTTGGCCCATCGCCAGGATAACCGCCATATTCCAGCTTGTAGGCGTATGGCAGATTGTTTGCCATGGTGAACTCATAACTGTCTTTCTGCGCGTTGATGTATTGGGCCATATTCATGGCAGTAGTCCCGCCTGCCTTATCCGTTGACTCGGTTGTTTCGGTGGATGGCACTTTCATTCCGACCATCCAATTAGCTCGAAACCGCCCAGTATCGACGGGGCTCATCTTAATAATTCCCCTGAATAGCACGATAGCGGATCCGCGAATAGTCTTGCCAACGCTCATGTTGGCTTTCTCTGCAAACTTCCTAACCTGCGATTCAAAGTCGTATGCCATGTCATTTCCTGCAGTGGATTTTGTGGCAGATGGTGAGCCCAGTGTAATCCACTAGCGGAGTGTCGACAATCGACCACTGAACTCCGCCAATCTTCACCTTGTCTTGCAGGCTGATGCCGACTGATGGATTCAGCGCCTGCACAATGCACATCACGTCACCCTGCTGGATTGTCGTGCCGTTAATCTGAGCAGCACTGAATGCCACCGTGACGCCTCTCAATGTGATGTCTAACGATGCAGGAATCACCATCTCCCCAAGCGACTCACTCCACACCGGCTCGCCGCCAACCTTAACCAGCACAATCCGGCCATTTGACTCATCGAATTCACCAAGCAGGTCATTTGCTACATCTTGCATCTCACTGGCGAGTCCCATTAGGCAACCCCCTCGATAACTGAGGCAACAAGCAGGGCTGATGGTGCCGCGCTCCAGCCGTGACTTGATAGCTGCTGATATAGACCGCCAGAGTTTACGCCAAGCGAGTCGCGGATCAGCTCCATATTTACCGTGTCTCCAGCCAGTAATCCCATAACCACACGACTATCTGTCGGTATTATTGAATCGCTTGATGATAGGCGAGTTGACTGAGTTACGCCGAACTGCACCCCGTTTTTCAGGATGCGGGTCATCAGGTAGCTAACTCCTGACGCCCCAGACCGGCCAAACTGCAGCTTAAACCGGATTGCATATGTTCCACTAACGTTACATGTGATTGTTCCGTTAGCTGCCAATGATAACTCTGATGCTGCATTCGCGGCTCCGAATTCAACCTGAATCGCGGTTCCAAGTGTGGTTGGCCGCTGGGTTGCAGCGGTAGAGAACCCGCGCAGAATGTCTCGCTCACGGGCTGCAATCAAGACGCCCTTCCCGCCCTTGGTTACTGTTGAGACAAACGCCACTGGGCCAGCAACTGACTGCAGCGTGGTATCCATTTTGTTTAGTGCGGAGTCTGCCAGTTGACTGCCAACCTCCCGAGACTTCGCGGGGCTGATCAGCTTGGTTATGTTGTCCAGCCAGTTTGTGTTGATCAGCGCGATCAAATCAGCAGTATTTTTCATCCGCGCACCACCCGAAATTCAAAGCCATTATTGCTGCATGAAACCATCAACGGAGCCAGGGCGTCGAGCGACTTAGTGATGGTGATGGATTTGCCAGTCTTGCCGTTGTTGAAGTAGCTCACGGCGACAGCACCAGTGACTTCCTTGCTTGCCACTGATAGCCCGTCATCACTTGCCCGCACGTCTTTACCTGCTGCGTATTCAGCAGCGGCGTAGACCTGAGCAAAGCCAAGCTGCACAGGCATATCGCCATCGGCGTATTCGGCGCCATAGGCGTTAGTTGCACCAGTGCGCGGCCAGGATAGCGCCTGCGTTGATGTCAGGCGGCTACCACTGAAACACTTCTGCTGCAGCTCAACGTATTGGCAACCTTGGCGCAACGCAACCTCTGCGGCCGCGTCATCTGCTGGCAGGGTGATTCCGTATTTCTCGGCAAATGCGCGAGCATCAAACAGGCTGACAAACGAATCAGCATCAGCCAGGCCCACTCCTGATTCAACGACTAACGCCATAGCTACACCCCATCAGCAAAGCATTGAGCCCACAGCTCGGCAGATACAGTCACGGCAGTTGCTGCCTTTGACCGCAAATCAACTCCTTCCGCTCGGCCAAATTGACGCTCGAAGATGGTCAACTTCTCTTCTGTATCAACCCACTCGGCGGCAATATTGAATGCCACTGGATCGTCATTCAGGCCTTGCAGCAATCGGTTTTTAAGTTGGAATGTCAGCGCCATGGTGTTCCCCTGTTTGGTTTTGCTCAGTATATCACCAGCTAAAGTTGAAGTGGAAAGCCCCTCGGTGGGAGGGGCTTGGTTGTTGGCTAGCCACTATATCATCCGGCTGCCAAATAACGCCTGCGTAACCGACGCGTTGATGTGCTCATACACCATATTTAAACCGGTCTGATTTGGGTGAACACCGTCGTCACTCACTCCAGGCTTGTAGTCCAGGGTTACTTGGTCGATAAGTATTGATGCGCAATCAATAACTGGTGTGTTTTTATATGCGCGTATTTCATTTCTGTAATCCTCGATTAGTTGCTTCTGGGCGAACGTCCACGCTGATGAAACTAGAGGTATCCACAACACTGGCAGGATTCTTTTCGTTGCGCAATCATCTAGAAACGCCGCCACAAAACCTTTAGCCTCTGTTACCGCTGCAATGCTAGCTCCATTATTGGTTGAGTAAGCCTCAAAAATAGCCAACGACATTTTCAGATTGTCGGCCTGACTTGCCCAGCGCGCATAATATTGAGCTGTCGTTTGGCCATTCCATCCAAAGTTTGAGGAAGATACAGGGATGCCAAAAATCCCACTAAGCGCATCAGTCAGCTTCGGAACCCACCCAGAGGCGCCTTTGTCTGTAGTTGCAAAAATGCTATCACCAAAGACACCTATTTGCATACAGCCAGCCTCACAACTGGTCTGAACTCCAAGTAATATATTAGTTCCGAAATTCTGACTACCCGCGAAAGAGGAGTAGTTGCTTGATACCAAATTGCCTTGTTGCGCTATAGAGTATGACCCACGGCCATCTAGTGTGCTATTCCACGTCTGAGTGTGGTCGCCAACTGCTGTATATACCATAGTGTCTATTGGGATGAACCCACGAATGGTAATCCACGGGTGTAGTATGCCATCTGTGCGCAATAATGATTCCACGTTAACCCAGTCAGACCACACGTAGTTAGGATTAGCTGAAACAGAACAAGCTGGTATGGTTACAGTAGTTGCCCCGGAAAAAAGTATTGGGACAGGTGCGGCCGAGTTATTACGAGCTGAAGCTATATCTGTTACCGCTGTGGTTGCTGCCGCGCAAAACGGGCCTAGTGTCACAGATGACCCAGTGTTTGCGTTAGCCACTAAAATTCTGGCTCTACTGAATTTATGTTCTACAGCCACTGTCCATGCGTTAGTCCATCCAGATGCGCCGTTTGCTGGGTTTGTCAGTGTTCCACTAAGAACCCGTGTATTTACGCTGCGAAACAAGTACTCTTTTATTAGTGTCTGTAGTGATACGCCAGTTGTCTGCATCACAACACCATCAACAA